AAGTCATTACCTGGTGCAGGCTTTATTGGCGATGTTCTCAATGCTGGAACTCAGATTTCAGGACTAGGACTTCTTTCACGGCTAGGTGCATCAAGCAAAGCGCGTTCAGCAGGAACACCTGCTCAATCGCCTGGACAACGCAAGGCAATCGATAAAGCCAATGCTGATGCGCTCAGATTACAAAGAACTCAAAACAGTCTTAAAACAATCGACAACAATGCAACTGCTCGAAAGATTGCCCTTACAGGCGATGAACTAGCCCTCAAAGAGCTAGAGAAGAAGTTTGATGTTGATCGCATTGGCTTATATGCAGCTCTTAACCAATCGACAAGCGAAGAAACAAAGATGCGCCTTCTATCGCTTATCGCTATTCATGATCAGAATGCTGCAATGGCTGGAATGATTAAGAAGGCTAATGAGACAGAGGATGCTTTCAAGACACTTATTGAGGCATTACGATCAACAATCAGAGCCATGCTCGACAGTATTGCGCCACAGGCTAAGCAACTACAAAACATGACAATGGGTCCAAATACGCCTATTGAGGTGCAAAGAGAAGTTATTCGTAATAAGTTAGATTTGGCAATGCCAGACTTATCTGCATTGCAGAGCCGTCTCGGACAATTTAGTAGCTCTACATCAGGCGGCACAACAGTCAATCTAACTGTTCAAGGCTCAGTCACCACAGAGCGCGATTTAGTCGCAGCCATCACTCAGGGCATCTACAACAACCAAGCTTCAGGTATCCCAATTAACTATAGTACGGCGTACTAATGGGCTTACCTGCAACAATCTCGGTCAAGATAAATCTATCGGGTGGAGCTTCATTCGGTAATCCATTTATCTTAGGTACTTCACAGCTTGGCTTTGCTGAACTGGCTTCTGCAATTCCTGTGATTGTTGATGTGTCTACTGAGACCACAAACATCTCAACCCGTCGAGGACGTAACCTTTTGCAGGATCAGTACGAATCAGGACAGGCAACCATCAGAGTTGTTGACCCCAACGGTGACTGGAATCCACAGAACACCTCTAGCCCCTATTACGGCCTATTACAGCCACTTAGAAAGATACAGGCATCTGCTATCTATGGCGGAGTTACTTATGGCTTATTTGGCGGTTATATCACCGAATATCGCTATACCTATCCAACAGGTCAAGAAACAGGATATGTAACCTTTATCTGTTATGACGCATTCCGCTTGATGTATAACTCCATCACAACCGTTACAGGTGGCACAGCAGGGCAGACAACTGCACAGCGCGTTCAATCTATCTTGACCATGATTGCCTGGCCGCCTGCATTTACCAGCATTGGCACAGGTGCTACAACTTGCGTGGCAGACCCTGGCACAACACGCACAGTCCTAGAAGCAATCCAAACTGCTGAGTTCACAGAACAAGGCGCGTTTTACATCGATGAGAATGGCGTAGCAACTTTTAAGGGTCGCCAATTCGTCTACGATGCCCAAGCAGCTAGCCCAACAATCTTTAACCAAACTGGCACAGGAATTAACTATGCAGGAATTACCTTTGCACTTGATGACAAGACAATTGTGAACAAGGCAACTGTGACCAGAATCGGCGGCACAGCACAGACTTACTCAGATGCCACATCTATTGCTCAATACTTCACACGATCTATCACAGCTACAGATATGCTGATGCAGACAGATGCCAATGCCCTCAGCCTTGCAACTGCCTATGTCGATTCTCGCAAAGAAACATCCATCCGCATTGAAACAATAACCCTAGATTTAATGACTCCTAGTTATTCAGCAGGCATTACAGCAGCTCTAAGCCTTGACTTCTTCAACACAGTAGATATCACCAATGAGCAACCTGGTGGATCAACTATCCAGAAAAAACTCCAAGTCCAAGGAATTGCTCACAACATTACCCCTAATACTTGGAGTACCACACTAGCGACCCAGGAGCCTTTACTCGATGTTATGTACTAGAATTGACCCTATGAAAGAGGTGTGCTAATGGCTGTTGGATTCCCACTCAAAACGACCTATGCGAATGGAGATGTCTATTCCGCATCGGATGTGAATGATACTAATGGCACAGTTAATCTTATTAAACCTACAGCTAAAGGCGATATTTTTATTGGTAGTGCCGCTGATACATATACTAAATTGGCAGTTGGAACTAATGGATATGTTTTAACGGCTGACTCAACCGCAGCGACGGGTACTAAATGGGCTGCTGGTGCTGGTTGGACTAAAGTAGCTAGTGGATCATTTCCTTCTGCAAGTTCTGTTACATTCAGTTCATTAACAGGAAATAATTATTATGTTTATGCTCAAGGAGTCTCATCAACAAGCACATCTACTTTACAAGTTAGAATGAACGGTAATTCTTCAGCAAATTATGTTCCTTATAATGGCGATGTTTCAGGTGTAGCAACTCAACTTACGGTTTCTAGTTCGATAGGAGCTGCAAGTTCAGGTTTTTTGGGGTTATTTTTTCCAATGGCTAAAGGAACTGGTGGACATTTGTGTATGGCAGGTAATTTAGGTGGAGTTTACAATGATGGTGGTTCTGCTGATTTAGGTAGTATCACTATCTTGTTGTCTGCTGGAAACTTTGATGGCGGTTCTTACGAAGTATGGAGTAACTAATGTCTAGACCGATGGTTCGTATTCATAACATTGAAACAAATGAAATTATTGATCGTGAGATGAATGACGAAGAGTTTGCACAATGGGAGTTAGACCAATCTGTTCTAGTTGCTGCTGCGGAAGCAAAAGCAAAAGCAGAAACAGAAAAAGCAGCCTTGCTTAAACGACTTGGTTTAACTGAAGAAGAACTTAAGACTATTCTCGGATAATGAAACCCTTATTATGCAAAGCAGGGCAGCAACTTCGTGAGCAGATTGATGATTCGTTTCCTGACCGCGATAGAAAGTCCGATGGCTGGATAGGCGATGCCGCACACTCCAATCGTAAGAGTGACCACAATCCCGATTCGTCTAACGGAATCGTCAGGGCTATTGATGTGGATAAGGACTTCGACTCACGCCCCAGCACAGGTGCTTATCTTGCCGACCAAATACGCCTATGCGCCAAAGCAGGTGAGAAGAGAATTTCTTACATCATCTACGCAGGCAAGATCGCTTCCTCTAAAAGAGCTTGGCGTTGGCGTACTTACGATGGGGTTAATCAGCACAATCATCACATCCACATTTCATTCACTAAAGAAGGCGACCAGAACGGTAGCTGGTTTGATATCCCGATGCTAGGAGCAGATACATGAACGACCTAAAAACAGCAGCAGGCTCATGGGCTAGAGCATTTCTCGTAGCAGTTCTTTCATTAGCAGCAGCTGGTGTTACAGAGCCAAAGGCGTTAATAGCTGCTGGTCTTTCATCATGCTTGCCACCAATTATTCGTTGGTTAAACCCTAACGATTCAAGTCTAGGCATCAAAGCATAATGAGCGCCCTTAACTGGGCGGCTCTAGCAGTTGCAGTTATCTCTATTGTCACAGCGTTTGCAGGTTCGGTGCGCTGGCTTGTTAAGCATTATTTGGCTGAACTAAAACCTAACGGTGGTTCATCAATGAATGACAGATTGAATCGACTTGAAGGGCGTGTCGAAACAATCATTTCTTTATTGGAGAGGTGACAATTTACACATGGCAAGAAAAGCAACTAAGGCGTTGGAAGAACAAGGCTATTCAGCTCTCGATGCTTTCTGCATTGGGTTGCATGAATACTACAAATCATTGAAGAAGGCAGGCTTTCCTGAGTCTGTTGTGTTATTCATGATCACAGAGCCACAAGCCTATCCTGCATGGATCTTGCCTACCCCAATCGAACCCGAAAAATTCGGCGATTATGAGGATGATGACGAGGATGAATGAAGCGAACCGTAGTAGTTCCGGACTTACAAGTTCCCTATCACGATGCAGTAGCTGTTAAAAATGTTGCAAGTTTTATTAAGGCGTTTCGCCCCGATTCTGTCGTTACTCTCGGAGATGAAATCGACCTACCACAGATATCAAGATGGACAGAAAACACACCAGGCTGGTACGAGCAGACACTAGCAACCGACAGAGATGAAGCAGTCGAGGTTCTTTGGTCATTAGTTGAGCATTCTAAAGAAGCTCACATGATCCGCAGTAATCACACAGACAGACTTTATAACGTCATCATGAAGAAGATTCCAGCCTTTTTAGCTTTGCCTGAGTTGCGCTTTGAGAAGTTTCTAAAGCTCGATGAACTAGGCATTACCTAT